TCATCGCTTCCTTCCTGGAGCTTTAATTTATTTATAAACCAAATAGCTTTTTCTAAATCTTCATGTCCTGCTTTGTCAGGATAACGATAAGTATATTTTATTATTGTACCCTTTAAATATCCAATAAACTCATTCGAGCTTAAACTGTCTTGAATTATATCAATACATTCACGTGCGGTTTTATTATAGTGTGGAGGGTGATTAACCATATCTGGTTTCTTTTCAAAGCGTGACATAAATTCCTCCTTACAGCTACCAATATTAAGTGGGCTTTGTTCTGAAAAGACTAAATCTAAGTTTAGCATAATTTAAGTACTCTTATGTAGACATATATTAACTATTATATTCACAAATTCTTTTACGTGTACAGCTTTCTCTTCAAATTCTTGTATTGAAAATTCCTTTTTATAGAAATCTTGAGTGAGTAAAACCTCGTTTTTAATCCCTAATACTGCATACACCGGTATCCCGAATTTATGTTGTTTGTAGAGCCAGGCTCGTTGTTGTTCTGTTAATGAAAATTTTATTTTAGTTGTTTGCCGAGCTGGCTTTTTGTCTTTGTATTTATATTCCATAAAACAAAAACCATTAGGCCCAGAATAAAAGCAATCGGGCACGCCTCCGTGATAAGGATCATTTATTTTCCACCTAAAAACTTCTTTATTTAATAAAGAATGAACTTTGGCAATAAACTTGTGTTCTGTCATGGACTAATAATTCCATTTGTAACACTCCCGTATTTCCATAAAAATCAATAACTTACAAGGCATGCGTACACGTGCGTCACATAATGACGTAAGCGTGTACGCACTATCTCCCTACGACTATCCCTTTATGTTGAGATATTATCGTAAGCTCTCTTTGCGAAATTGTAATCTTCTTCTAGAACCCATCCTTGATTCTCAACAGATAAGTTATAGAACTTTTGCGCAGCTCTATTTTGAGTCTGTACAGAAGATAATTTCCAAAGGGATGAGAATCTGTCTCCTCCTAATTGAGTGATTTGAGTATTCCATTCTCTTGAAACTCTTAATTTAGAAGAAGCAAAATCCATTAGAAAAGGTGTTCTAACAATTTCACCAGTATTTGGGTCTTTCATTAGAAGTGTATGAGACTGTGTTTGTACAACATCATGATCCTCTACTAATAGATTTTCCGCAGTTAAAAAGTCTGTTGCTTCTTTATAAGTAGCAAAAGCTCCTTTTAATCCGCCTCCCTTATTAAGTTTTCTCCAAACTACAAACTCTTCTTTAAAAAGTAGATTAATGATATACAAAGCACGGCCTAAAAGGCTGTTTGTAACTGTATTATAAAAGTCACCAGGCATGGCTCCTTCAACATAATCTTCGTGGTTAGGGTCTACTTCATTACTTAATTGTTGAAGTAATTTAACTCGGGGAGTTTGTAAGTGGTCACTGGTAATGTTTTCATTACCTAGACCAGACGCTTCTTTAACATGTGCAGGCACAGAGGTAGAAACTAAAGCGATAGCATTTTCATTCATGATTTTTTATCCTTTAAACGTTATTATTTAGATCTGAAATTAACTCGAGTTAATTCCGTTGCTTTTACGCCTGGGACATTCATTCCCATTTGTAGAAGTTCTCGAAAAGCAGTTGCTGACATACGTTTTTGTATGAGTTCGAATTGCTTTGTTTGAATAAGGTATTTATAAACCTCGTCCCAGTCTTGAACTGTGGGCACAATTTCTTCTTTAATAGAAACTGTACAGCCGTCATTACCTACTCGGTCAATACCTTGTTGTTTGAGGGTTGAAACTATTTTAGCTTCTAGTTCCATTTTACGTGATTTAAAGCCTCTTTCCTTTTCTTGAAGGCCTTTAAGATTTGTTCTTACTTCGGTTAATTCTGTAAGCAACTCATCCATAGTTTGCTTTTGTTCTTCCATGTTAGTGTAGGGTCTCCTCCTCTGTATTAGTTATTAAGTGTACTCCTTCTACAAGATCTAATGCATGTGCGCTAGCTTCAGAAAGCATTTGGTTAAAGGGTACTGAAGGTTCTTCTCCTTTTTCTTCAAGAACCATTAATTCAACAACGACAAATACAAGCGCAGCCGCTAATATACTTGAATCAAATTTACTTAAGCTTTCCATTTCTTTAAAGTTTAAATTTTCAAGAAACACTGTTTTTGCTGTTTTGTCCACTGTTTACCTCACTTAATATATTTAGAAGATTTTCCATTCTCCCTAATTTACCATTAAGTTTATCATAAACAGCTTCTTCCCAAGTATCTCTTGCTGCAATTAATATCGTTTCTGTTTTCTTTGTTTGTCCAGATCTATGAATACGTCGGTTAAACTGTTGAAAATGTTCTGCATTATAAGTTGGACTACACCATATGCATGTTGTTGCTTTTGTAAGTGTTAGACCGTGGCTCGCGGACTGTGGGTGTGCAAATAGAACTTTTATATGTCCTGCTTGAAAACGTTCTACTATATTTTTGCGTTTAGGAGCAGGAACAGAACCATCGATAAGATCATAACTTATATTCTTTTTCTCGGCTAATTTAATTAAAGCGTCTCGTTCATGCCTCCAATTAAAAGCGACTAAAGAATGAGGACGTGCGTCAACAAGATCTATAACAAGATTATATCTTTCTTGATGAAAATATTGAATTTTACCTTCTTCATCATAGACACCACCAGAGACTAATTGTAATAGTTTCTTTACTCGTGCTCCTGCGTTTACAGCATTGATGGTCCCTTGTTTTGTATATAACACAGATTCTTCAGCTAAGGTTTTATACATACGGGCCACGGTCGAACTTAAATTTGTATAAACAGTTCTAACAATGTTATCAGGAAGATCTATACAATCTTGTAAAGCATGTCGTATAACAATATCTTTAAGTCGGTCTGCGACTATTTCTTCGATCCCGGGTTTATCAATCCATTCATTAGCAAAACCATTGAAACGAGGAGTACATACTTGATTACGAAACCCATAAAAGCGTTGTCCTAATCTTTTACCTTCATCAATAAGATATACTGGGTGCCATAAATCTAGAATAGTATTAGTATTAGGAGTACCAGACATGGCAATCCTATTAGTAAAGTGTGAGATAATAATTTTGAGATTTTTAGAACGTTTAGCTTCCCTATTTTTGAAAGCGGTGAATTCATCAATAACGATCGTATTGAAAGACTTAAGATAATGTAAATTCTTTTGTAAAAAGTTGACAGCTTCGAAGTTGGTGATAACCATTTCAAAGGAAGAATCATTAAAAGTTTTTTCTCTATTTTTTGCATAAGCAACTCCATATTTTATATCTGGTTGAAATTTACGTATGTCTTCAACCCAAGCTGCTTCTAAAATAGACAAAGGAGCTAAGACTAATGTTCTACCTCCCAAAGTAATATGTGCGTCTAATACTGCACGTGTTTTTCCTGTTCCTGGATCAGATGTTATTAAACATCTAGGATTTTCTATAACAAAATTTGTAGTATCAACTTGATGAGAATACGGGTTCGGTATTTGTTGATTCATAATTCATTTTCCTTTTCTCGTGTTTCATTATATAAAGTTATTTTACCTTATTTTACCCCCCATTGGCAAGGTGGATCTTCGCCTTTTTTATAGGTACACCACCTACAAGTATTTCTGGAGGGGTTAGGTGGAAAGTTTGTAGCCGTTGTCATTGTAATGGCCCGGCTATGTAGTGAAGGCATAAAGACCATTGCTTCATCTCGTGTATAAGCTTGTCTAGTTATTTCACCATGGTCTAAATACCAAAGTTCTGTTTGTACATGTCGTAGTTTGGGAAACCTAAAAAAAGAACCTATTGCATACGTAAGCGCTTGTTGGGCGTGTGAAATTTCATTGCCAAACATTTTACCTGTTTTATGATCAATTACACGAGCTGAAGTTTCTGTCTCATGTAAGATAGCGTCAAGTTTTATGCGTCCCCAAACATCTGAGGCCATCCAACCGCAGGGTTCCCACTCGATTGTAAAGCCCCATTCGCCTTCTAATTCAACGTTGCCTTCTTTAAATTGATGTTTTAAAAGCGTAAACTCGCTTTCAAATTTTTTGAGAGATTCAGGGAGTTCAGCTGTCTTGTCGCATACATAATCTTCTGCTTCCTTATGTATAGTGGATCCACGTTTTGCTGCTGGTCCCCAATCTTCTTGTATGCGTTTAACTTTAGCAATATAGGATCTATATGCACAAGCTTCAAAGGTTTTAAGGGTAGAATGACTCCAAGCGGGGACAAGTCCCAACTCTTTTGGGGTCTCAGGTGCTGTTATTGAATTAATATCAGGCCTGATAGTCTGAGTAAGTTGTGTCAATGAAGTCCTTTATTAACTAACTGTATGTCTTTTTCATCAAAATGTGTATCTAAAACAGATTGTTTCACATCTTCTTCCAAAATCCAAGTAATTAAAACTCCTCTAGGAGCAGAAGATATTTTACCTTCTCCCATTCGTTTACGAACTGTATTAACATTTAATCTATTCATAGCTTTAGTAAAATCTCTATGAGATAAACCTTTAGTGTTATCAGTTAAAACATCATAAACAATCTTAAGGTGTTGCATCGGAATGATAATTTCTTTTCCCGATTGTGTAATCCAATTTTTAATATATCTTTGTGCAGTACTTATGCTTCCTGCATCAAAAGTGTTTGTAAGAGGAATATCTAAAATTTCTATAAAATATTCTAAGTTATTGATTTTTATAGCATTTGCAAATTCTTCAAGTACAGACATAGAAATTGTTTTCATGTCTTGTTTAGCTTTGTTTTCTAGAGCTGTATGTGCCATACGTACATTTACCTGGAAAACTTGTAAAAATCCTGCAAAAGAATAAAGTTCTTTATCTAGAATTTCAAAATTATTTAACAGATCGGGATACTTTTCTTCAATTTTGTACTCTTGACGTGGGCCTACATTGTAGCGTCTGTCTCCTTCTTCAATTTTTACTGCATCTGCTCTATTAGTTAAGAAAATAAAATTACAATAACTTGGAAGTTCTATTTGATTTGCTCGCATAGCTCTTATAGTAAGATTAGGTTCTGTTATTTGGTGTTTTAATTTGTCTGCCATTTTACCTATATTACCAGAGGCAGCCATTCTAAATTCGTCTACCACTAAAAATAAGGCAGTACGCATATATAAATTAAAATGTTCTTCTATATGTTCTAAAGAACGCATAGGTGCTTGTTGCTCACCGAAAAGAGGCTTAAGTATTTTATGTACAAAAAGTCCTTTACCTGTTCCTGGTACGCCTGTAAATATCCAGGCTGTCATGGTTTTACGTTTATTTTGATAAATATAAGCTAACCAATTGATGAAATGTTCAACTTCAGTTGGTCCATCTCCAAGTATGTGTTTGATTATATTATAAATATTAGGTATATATCTTTGTAACTTAATAGCTTCGCCATATGTTAATACATCTACATCTTTAGCGCTTTTAAGCATGTACGGAGTTTTTCTATATAAATTTACATAATAAGGTGAATCCTTTAAGTTAATTCCTTTCTCAGTATTAGGATCAAATACTACTTGTGCATCGGGAATAAAATCAGGCGTTGGTCGAT